ATCAAAAAATCGGCTTGCTGGATCAAGCATAAATATTTTATCGCAAGGGTAAGTTGCCCCGGCAGAGTTGATGCACCAGACCTCATCCCATTCGCGGCCATTTTGCAGGCCGATAGCAAAATCAACCTGGCTAATGCCTAGGCCAACGATTGCAACCTTTTTGCCTTCTAGGGATTGTTGGGGTGTGTTTTGAGTTTCTTCTTTTGTTAATTCGATCACTAATTTACGCCGGTGCGTAATAAATCGTATCTATATTCGTCTCGTGTGCCACGACCTTCTGATAGAGTTTTCATTCTAGCTACCGCCTCCTTAAAGCGTCCCTCGAACTGGCCAACGACATCTAGCGGTTCCTTTAAGAAAACTGCGCCTTCTACTAACGTGCCGTACAACAATGCGTCTGGATAATCCGTAGACAAAAATGTTGTACCGCTGTCACTACCACTCGTTAAAGAGACTGGTTTATATAAATAATGTAATTCTACCGTATAGTCTGCGTCTGGTACAGGTGCTACCTCAAACGCCGTATCATCAAACAAAGTATAATATTTTGGTTGGCCCCTGGTTGTGCTGGTAGGAGCATATTCTTTTACAAACGATGAATGTTTAAAGTCTAAGTAGTCGTAAGTATCGCTGCTGATAACCGCAAGACTAAATGGGGCATAGAAATCTGTTGGTGTAGCCAAAAACCTATTATTGGTAGAAAGAGATCCCTGGACATTCTTTCTTTGTTTCGGCAGCTGAACAAGTTTAAATATTCTGTTTTCAGCCTCCTGGATAAAAGTTGGTAGTTGATTGGTAAAGGTCGTTTCAGAAACTTGCAGATAATCCTGGACCGCTGTTTTTAATGTTGAATATGTAAAACTCATGTTGTTGTTACCGTAACTGATCCTATATTAGCACTTATATTAAAAGTTGTAAGCTGAGATCCTAGTTTTCCATCGCCCACGTTTGAGTAAACCACAAAGAAATTATTGTCTGTAGGTTTTTCTGGCCTTGCATTTCTTATGGCCTGCGGATCTAGTGGTGCGGGCCGAGGCATAATTTGTGGATGCTTAGGATCAAACTGATCTGGGCCCACCAGGAGTCCGTCCCAAGTTTTCTTCATGTCCTTTAACTTATAGCGAAACCCTGTGATGTCACAAATACCGTAGGCATGTTTACCAGATGCAAATGCCATTATGGGTTGTTGTAACTCCGAATATCTGGAGATATTCTAAATGAGGCTCTATCCTCATCGGTGGATAAGGCCCTGGTAAACTCTTCTTCATACAAACCTTTTAACATAGCGGTTCTTTCTGGCGCTCTTTTTAAAGATATGTAATATGCCAGGCCTGCGGCCAAGCAAGGATAAAACCTAAAAGGCATGTCCAGGGTGTTGGTTGCTGCATCTGAGTCATCCATTCTGGTTAATACATTCATGTAAACCGTATAAGCACTGGACTTATCTGGAGCAGGCCAAACTGTAATAGTCGGTGACAGCTGCTTATTGATAAAAAATTGATTTGGTTTTCCTGTGGTTGATTTAGTAACAATGTGAGAATACTCAGCTCTGCTTAACCTGGTCATGGGCAGATCTGTTGACTCAGAGCCGACAGTTTCTCTAATAAATACATCTAGTACGTCAATCGGTGCTGTGCTGTTGGTACTGTCAATGTTGTAAGATGTGGTGTCTTTAACCATGGCCACTGTTTTTTGTGCAATGGTCCATTGATTTAAACCTCTGTTGGCCCATTCGGCTAACATAAGATTCAGACTTCTGTTGGCTGTTTTAAGATCGTAACCAGTTCTTAGCTCTAAGCCGCAACGCTCAAAAGCCTCTTCTATGTATTCTGCTACATCTGGTTCAAAGTTTTTACTGTTCGATGTCGCCATCTTCTTCTCCCGGAGCGTATAGATTATTAAACGTTATGTTTGGATCCATATAGCTCTCATGTTGTTCCGCTGAATGTGTCCATTGCGATGGCATAAAATCCGGTGCTCCTTCGCCTACACGCCACAAAGCAGGGTTTGTTGCTCTTACTCTATTATTAGGTAATGCTACAAAATTTCCAGTGTACTCACCAGCGTCCGTTAAATATAACACATGTGATTGTTTATGTTGAGCCGGATCGTCTGCTATTGAATTTTCTGTGTAATCCACAGTAAACAAATATTTGCCTGTGTAAAACTCGCCACCTATTTTGCAGATCCACGGAGACGAACTGACACGATCCATGGTTATAACCGAATGATGATGACTTAGACAGTCCCAGGGTTGGGCCAAGTGATCTTCCATAGGTTCTGGCCAGTCCTCTAAAGGTATGTCTGCTACCAGAGCCTCTATTGGCATCCGGGCCCACATAGCACCGCCATGTACGTTTGGCTCATCTTCCATGTCATCTATTTCACAGCCAGTAAAAACCACCTGGAATGAAAGAGATCTATCTGGAATTGTATTGACCGCAATAACCAAAGCGTGCAAATACTCGCCATGGTAATTGGCATGATTAGCTGTAAACTCTTTTCTTACCCAGCATTTNAACTGCGGGATATTTGATATTAAATACGCCACTATATTTAATTATTATATTTTTACAGTTTATCTCTTACAGATTTTGGTATGTTACTAAAACCTGGATTTGCTTTCATTTCAGATTGTAAAGCAGCTCCGCCTTTTGACATATACTTAGTGCCTTTCATTGCACCACCTTTGGCCATGTATTTGGTGCCCTTCATAGATCCACCCTTAGCCATGTATTTAGTACCCTTCATGGCGCCGCCTTTTTTCATGTACTTTGTACCTTTCATCATTGCTCCTATTATCTTCCATAAAGACCCATATTAGATCTTTTAGTTATCTTACCACCTCTAGCGGCAAAAGTTTTAACGTTTGTAGGCTTGCCACCTACCCCTTGTTTCTTTGCTCTTTTTCTTTTTACTGCGCTGGTTCTCTGCGCCACAGTCATGCTGCTTGCCTTAGATCTAGGCACGCATTTTGGATATTTTCTTTTAGAGTCTTTGGTTGAAGATCGACCACACTGTTGAAATTTACCGTCTTTTTTTGGTGCACCAATATCAACCCAATCGCCTTTTGATCCTTTGCCAAACCATTCGGTTAATCCGCCTTTTGGTTTAGATCCCTTGCTTACAGATTTGCCAATGCTACTTCTGCTTATGGCCATAATTTTAACTTCTAGGAACTTTTGTAGGTTTGCGCTTACTGTTCATAATTGCGCCACAACCTCTAGCTTGCACCATCGCTCCGCCGCCATTGTTAAATTTTTTGACAGTCTTTTTTTTCATTTGTGGAGATTTTTTTCTCGCAATAATATCACCATAATATTCTAGCTTTTTTTGATTTTCTCTTTCTTTTCTAGCCTTTATTCGTTCTTTTTTTTGTCCTGGTGTTTGTTCTAGTTTTTTGCTTGCAAAGCGGCCAACGCTTTTTTTAACTTTTCCACCATCCTCCATGAATCCCATTTTATTACGAACTCTGGTAGGTAGTTTACCCAAACCTTTGTTGCCAGCTGGCACGGGTCTTAAATCTTTTTTACTCACTTCGCCTCCTTCTGCTTTTTTTGCGCCTTTGTAACCGCCGCCGCGTTTTTTATAAGTTTTTACCAACCAGGCATTAGCGTAAGCAGACGGATAAACGTCAAACTTACGTTTGGCCTCAGACTTGACTCTTGAATATAAGCTAGGGTTAGTTACGTTACTTGGGGTTGATGATTTTTTTGCCATTAGCACTTCCACCTTCTTCTTGCTTGCCTAATTCTGGAATTAGGATCATTTCTAGTTTTAGCAGAGCTTTTCTTTAGCTGCCCAAGAGATCTTGCGCAATAAGACTTACGCCTTTTAGCAGCCTTGCTACCCTTTTTTACCTTGCCTGTTACCGCCGTTTTTAGCTTAGATCCAGGATTTGCCTTTCTATATGCAGCAACGCCCTTTTTGGTCATTCCTGCTCCAGACTTGGTTTTTCGGTAATTACCGCCTTTGCCTACCGTTTTTTTGATAGGATTAGTTTTTTTCCTAGGCTTTGTTGCTGCCATTCATTAATAATTCTTATTCAAAACCAATATAATTGAATAAGTATCACCGCTCGAATGTGCGACAGTGGTCAAATCTATGTCTCCAGTTACACCAGATCCCGCATTATTGGGTATTGCTGTAAATAAATCATAGTATTCATCACCTGTGCTATCTGCTGGTAAACCAGTTAAAAGAACATTTGTTGTAGCATCAAACTCAAGATTTACTCCCATCCCACGCGTGGCCCAATAAATCCTAGCTACTGAAACATTGGTGCAGGTTTGGCCTGCACTGTTTTTAGCTAATGCTGAAACATCTACTTTTTTGACTGCACTTTCACCGGTACCATCCGAAACATTTGTAAATTTCAAGACGGCGGTTTTCTCACCGTCTTGGATTGTTTGAGATGTTACTGCGTCTGCCATTTTATCTCTCTACGATAGCTGTGACGTAATCGATAGTCATGGTTTTCGCTGCGGCTGCGCCGTTTTGAATACCAAAAGATACTGTCAACTCTTCGTTATCTGGAAGATTGGTGTTGACCACTCCAACTGGCTCTGCGTTGTTAATTGAGTAATAAACCAATGCTGCGTTTGGATCTATGAAAAACGATGTTGTAATAAACGTATCGTCTGCCAAAGTAGCTACGCCTGCTGTTAAAGTTTCTGTTGAATCTTTTTCAACAACAAAGTCAAGCAGTGCATCGCCATCATCTTTTCTAAAGTTGATGCCATCACTTGCTGCTAATGGTGTTGTGTCTGTGATTTGCAGACCCATAACTATGTCAGATTGTGTTGCATCGCTGACTTTCCATCTTGCTGAAAAGAAAGCTCTTTTTGTGCCGTCAATTAAGAAAGATTCGCCTTTTAAGTTAAAAAAGTCAGCATCGTTATCGCCAGCCGCGTTAGTAATTAAAAACTGGCCACCAGCACCAGAAGTAATTGCCTCAGTTGCGGATCCCGTGCCATCCTCGGTTGTTGTGATTGTCCAATCACCCGCTGTATACACCATAAAGTCATTGAAATAACCATAGTGTGTTTGATCGGATGGATAAGGCATAAACATTGGCATGTCTTTTTTAGACTTTGTTGCAACAGTGTTACCCGCCCATTGGATTTGGTTTTGAAAATGTGGATTAGCCATTATGAACTCCTTTGTTTGTATTAATGGAAACCGGTAAACCGGCCCTCATCAAGCTAATTAAATATATTTAGAAAATGATACTACTAAGGAATTACTTTAGCAACTCAAAGAGACTGCAATTTTTTGATAGTACCAGCAGGAGTTTCATGCAAGATGCCAATGCCACCGGCATTTTCCCAGGCCACAATGTTTGATTTCTTGTCATCAACCAACACATGTCCAGGTCTTGCAAAAATTGCTTTGTGTTTGCCTTTAAGTGTAGATGTAACCACAACGTGCGGATCCACATATTGTTTGGTCCAGGCAATCTTGTCGGCCACAACCAAAGGTCTGTTGATTTCGCCAGAGCAAGTTAAGATCTCCCAGGGCAAATTAGATCCTTTGACATAGGCCACTAGATCTAACATGCCTGGCATTGGTGGCATATTTCTGAACAAACGCTTGTTGGTAAACTCGATCTTGCGATCGTCATAGGTTTGTTCGCCGTGTAAGGGCCCGTTCAAATAGTCGGGGCCCTCAACAGCTGTAACGAAGTCGGCTAAAACTCCGTCCATATCAAGGTATATTTTTTTAATCATGCTATTCCGTTTTTTACCAAACACTTACCATAAATATGGTTAGCATAGTTGTTGAGCTTGTCTTTAATTTCTTTTTGTTCAGCATCATGTTTTGCTTGTTCCTCTGGAGTTCTTTGAGGGTTGATTTCACACTTAACCTCAACAAGTTTTTGACAATGATGAATTGTCTTAGTCTCACAGATTTTAGCTCTTTGAGCATCGGTCAACTTAGTTTCATCAACATTATTTAGAAAATTTGCAAGTCCTTCTTCGCCAGACCACTGAGGATCTAATCCGATGGTTTTGATGTGTCCATCTTCATTTTCATAAAGAACCATGATACCGCTGTAAGTGCTTTTTTTAACAGCGCACCATTTGTCAGTCTTTGGATTCAAAGTCTGGTAACAAAGTCTGTCACCTCTTTTTGTAGTTTCGATCCAATACTTTCTTTGGGTTCTTAACTTATATCCCCAGGGATAATCTTCAACAACAACCGCATTATCAGCTGAATCTTTGTTATAAATAATATTTACAATCATTACGCCACCTCCTTGTAGTCATAGTTTGGATAATATCTTATGTGACAATTCTCTTGATATTTTTGTTTAAAAGCTGGAAACTTGCCAAATTTTTCTCTAAAAGCCAAAAGAAAAACGCTCATATCACAATCTTCTTCTAAGTAAGCCATGTTGCCAATTAAATAACTGTAGCCAGTAATTTTGTCAGCAACTCCTAGCTCAACTAAATTGGCCAAAGGCACAGCCAACCAGCCATGCCCAGGATCTTCGTAAAATGTGTAAGTTTTGTTTTTCATTACGCGTCCTCCTTGTAAACATTTAAACAACCAGGGTTTTCCCAGTCGACCTCATAACCATTGTCTTTGCAGACTTTGACAACCTCTGGGTTGATCCAGGGATCTTGGTCGTAGATGTCAAACTCCGGGCAATCATCTGGGTAGTAGATCCCAGCGTCTTTGCCGTCTTCGCAGCTGATCTTGATACCCTCTCCAGGGTGTTGAAAAGCTGTAAAGCCAGCTTTGTTGATTTCTTCGATTATATTTACAGTCATATTTTTCTCCGTTTTTTTATTTTTAATTTCAATTCCCACATACCTATTATGCACAATTATGCACAAAAGTACAACAATTTATACACTTAATTTGTAATTAATTTAGGCCAAAAAAAAGGGCCCTGGAGGGCCCTTAATTTGAAATACTTGAGTTATAAACGGTATTTCTAAACGTTCGAGTTATGCACCTTGTGATCCATATACGCCTCTCCAATCGGAGAAACCAAATGAATATCTTTCACGAGCTTTGTAACGAATGTTTCCAGTTGAGAAGTCTGGTTCCATGGAAGTTTCCATGCCAGTTCTTTGGAACATTTTAAGGCCTTCGCCTTGTGCTGTTACAGAAGTTAAGATGAAGAAAGCATCCGGATCATTTAGATAATGATTTACTGAATAACCGCCAGGAAGAACACCAGTGTTCTTGATAGCGTTTAGGTCATTATCAGATGTTCCTACTCTCTGATTAGAATTTAAAATTCTGTCAGCAACAAATACTAATTGTGGGGGGACGATTAGTTTGTCAGCTTGCACAGAGATTGTTAATCCTTTGTCATCTGTGAAAGTAGAGATGTCAATTAAAGCGTCCTCTAATGAAGTTTCATTAAGGTCGGCCATAGTTGTTGCTCTGTTAGCAGCTGTTCCACCACCGGCAAGTGGGTGAGCAGTGTTAATTAGAGAAACACCATCTCCGCCAGTAAAACTGGATGAGAAAGCGTTGTTCAACACATCCGCACCTTTGATCTCTTTGGTGTTAGCCATAGATTTCGCCAATGCTTTGACATATCTTTTTCCTAAAGAGTCATAGAGATTATCTTCGATAGCCTCTTCTGTTAAAGCAAACGCTAACGCCACTGTGTCGTGGGTATAACGCGCACTGAAACTTTCAGATGCTTGATCGAAGTTTACACTTTGACCCTCAGTTTTCGTAGGCGCAGATCCGAAACCGGTAATTAATACCTCTTCTTCAAATGCGCGACTTGAATCTTCTATAGAGAAGATTTCTTCGTATTCACGATCGTATTCATCATAGTTAAGACCAAATAATGAATTTAGACCTGGTTCTAGCTCTTTAGCTAGCTGAGCTCTTGATATAGCCATTATTTACTCCTTATGCTAAGCCAGCACCTTTTTGTCCCATGATGTGGTTTTGAATCACACATAGTACATTGGTGTTGGATGATGCTACGTCATCGTTATCGGGATCCTGGGAGATGTCAATACACTTGAGCGGTAACGTTGCGGTCGTAGCACCGGTTGTTACGTCTAGCTCTGCATTAGATCTTCCAGACTTAGTGTCGCCTACTGGTGAGCCTTCGACAACATCAAAGTTACCGAACAGATCCGCTACCGGGAAGGTATCGTCTGCTTGGACTTCAAATATGACGTTTGCGTCATCAATAACGTAAGCAAAAATATCACTAGCAGAAACGCTGCCAGGATAGTAGTTTTTAAAAACTTGCTCGCCTGTGGTTGGGTCAGTGTAACGTACACCATTAAACACTCCGACAATTGGAACGGTTCCAGTCGCGGCATGTCTTCCTATAACCCCAGCTGTAAGCTGAGTAACCAAGTCTCCTTGGAATATAGGTGTTGTAGCTCCACTTGCAATTCTATAACGTGATTGTCCACCGTTATAGGGTGCTCCACCCATCATACGAACAGGTTTGCATCCAAATGCGCTATCTTTATTAGCCATTTAAAATTCTCCTATTGTTGTGGTTGTTACTTTTTCCCAAAAGTAACGTTAGACTCCCTTTTTGCATCATACTGTACATAGCGACTGTCCCTTCTGGATTCATTAAACGCGTTATTGTCCAATGCCTCTTTGGTTCTAGCCGTTTGAGACTCATAGTAAGCATTACGCTCTTGTTTCGTCTCGACAGGAATCTTTGCTAAAAGTAGTCCATCATTATATACAATGCCAGTATGTCTTCCTTCGTCCAAAGTAGGCAATGCAAATTCTTGTGGTAAATCAGTCCCTCTTACAAGTTCCCAACCTTCTCGCAATCTTTTGCTTACGTTACTTCTGTCCTCCTGGCCCAACATGGATTCTCTTATCCAACGATATTCGTACCCTTCTGGTGGTTCTGGAGTTTCAAGTTTTCTTACTGGCGTCCATGGTTTTCTTCGAGTGTTGTTAGCGTGATTCTCGGATTCACGGGATTGTCTGGTAGTGTTTTCTTGTTCTTCGGTCATTTTGCCTCCCTGTTGGCTATTTTTTGTTTTTCTTTAGCAACAGATTTTAACCACGCGTCTTCCGACATATTGTGTGGTTTCAATCCTTTGAGACGCTCAACTTCCGTTTTAGAAAAAGTTACACCGTTCTTTTTGCCTTGTGTTTTTTGTCGTCCTCCGACAGAGGTGGAGGCGACTCTTTGCACAGCGGGTCTACCTTCTGATTGCTCGACACTTTGCCCAGATACTAGATCTGGATAAACTTTTGATACTCGGTTATCAAGCTGCTCATAGTATTCATCTGAGTCTGCCTCATAACCTTCGTTAATTAAATTGTAATGCGTAAAATATGCAAATTGCGATGCCTGCCAATTATCTGGATCAGATTGATCGCCATACCAAGAATTTTTTTCATGCCAGGCTTTTGCCTCTCTGGTCGCTGGCGGTGTTTCTTGATTCTGCTGCACTGCCTGTTGCATTGGCTGTTGAACGGCTTGCGGATTTTGAAAATTTTGTTGCTCGGCTTGGCTTTTTGCT